TTGCCGCCCTTGGAGCAGACCATCCCCCAGCCGAAGACCAGGCCGAGCTTCTCGTTGACCTTGAGGACGTCGAAGCTGAGCCGGAACGCATCCGCCACGGACGGGACCCTCTGGCGGCGTTGTCAACTCCGACGCAGAGCATACGCAACGAATCGGCAAGAGGCCAACGCCGGCAGAGATTTCTCAGGATCTTGAGATCGGCCCCTCGAGGACCTCGACCTGCGTGCGGTCCACGATCCAGGCGATGATCCGCTCCTGGCGCTTCGCGCTTGGGCTGTAGCCCAGCTTTTCTGCCAGCCAGAGGAGCACCACCGCGATCCTCAGCCAGCGGCTGACGCGGGCCCTCACCGTGACCTCGACCGTGCCCGTGAGCCTGGGGTCCTCGTCGCTCAAGCTGCCGCCCTGAGGCCGCCACCAGGTGAGAACGGCCCGCCGGCCAGGCCCCGAGCGCCTCGGCGGAGCTGGCGCGCGACAACGCAGTTGCAGTTGATCCGATCGGACGCGGGCGCCCTGGGGTCTCCAGGGAAGCGCAGCTTGTTACCGTCGCCGGAGTCGAAGGGGATGCCCAGGAGGCGCTTCTGGCCCTCCATGGCCCGGTGGGAGTCCCGCCGGTTGGCGCGGCCGCTGGTGCGCCAGGTGTTGAAGACGTCCGACTCGGCGATCACGCCCTCCTCGACCGCCTGCTCCCATAGCTCGAGGTCCGCCGCGCCGGCGGCCGCCAGGGTCTCGGTCTTCGCGATCGTCTGGGCCCGGTACTGGATCCAGCGCTCCTGGTAGCGGCCAACCATGCGGTCGATCTGGGCGCTCGTGAGCGGCCGGTCCAGCTCGATCGCGCGGGCGATCGTGGAGTCGAAGCGCTTGTCGCGCAGGGCCCGCGTCAGCGCCCCGGACGATCGGCGCTCGAGCTGCCGGCGGTAGTTCTGGATGATCCTGGCCTGGTGCTGCGTGAGGCCGATGGAGCGCTTGAGGATCCTGGCCTGCTCGATGGGCGCCAGGCCGGCCGCGAAGGCCTCCTCGAGGAGGACCTGGGACGCTAGGCGCTGCTCGAAGCGGAACTCCCGCACAAGCCGCAGGCGGGTCTCCTGGAGGCTTCTGACGGCCCGGGGGTTGGCCAGGTTGAAGTCGAAGAGGGTGTCGACCTGGCTCCTGAGGACCTCAGCCGCGCTGAGCCCGGCCGTGGCGTAGACCTGCTCGAGCGAGGAGGCCAGGCTGGGGCCAAGGTCGTCGAAAAGGGCCATGGCCGCCTCCACCTGGCCCGCCTCGAGCAGCGCGGCGATCTCCTCGAGTGTGGCGAGCTGCTGCGACTCGCGCACGAGGCGGAGGTAGCGCCGGCGGATCCGGCCCTCCGATCGGTCGAGCAGGCCCACCAGGCGCGAGGCTGAATTGATGCGTCCCGTGGGGGCGACGACCGTCTCGCCGAAGCTCATGCTGTGGAAGCTAGCTCAAGATCCCAGGCAGACTGGCCGAAAAGAGACCTATGAGAAACGGCGACACCTACCGATTGATCGAGAAGCTCTCCCGCGGCGGCACGCGCAAGCGCCTCACCGTGAAGCAGATGAAGTGGATCCAGGACGTGGCAGGTCGAGAGTCGCATCTTGAAAACAGCGAAGCCTTCCCCGGCTCTCGCGAGATCGTCGCGCGCGGCGAGGGCTCCGACGGCAGCTACGGCGAGGCCGTGATCCATGTCTCGCCGAACGGCGTGGGCCAGCTCTTCCGCCTCTAGGCGTTCGCGCCGCCGTCCAGACCGTTCCCGTCGAAGCCGAAGTCCGTGTCGCTGGTCGTGAAGCCCGAGTCGACGTCGGTGCCCGAGGCGAAGGCGAGCGCGGTGCCCTGGCTCGAGGAGAGGAAGAGCCCCACCAGCTCCATCACCGCGGTCGAGAAGCGCGCGCCGCGGCCGAGGGTGCTTTTGAAAAACTCGATCTCCGCCTCGACCTCGATCACGTCCACCTTCTCTTTCGTCCTGGTGCGCTTGGTGTTGGAGCCCGGCGTGGAGTTGGCCACGGACGGATTTTTCAGGATCTCGAGCGCCCACTCCCAGCTCCCCTCGATCACGTCCTGGGGGAAGGTGTCGGCCTGGCCGTTGCGATCAGTGACCCCGCTGCGCGGCCAGGCCAGCGGCTGCGGCGTGGTCGGATCGACCATCGCACCCACCCAGCTCTGCCGATCGAACGAGCGCGCGGATGTGACCAGGGCTCGGTTGCGATCGAGGCCCTCGGCGTCGCGCCAGGCCTGCGCGTTGGCGTTCGCGAGGAAGTAGGTGTTGGCGTCGGCGGCCGTGCCGTAGATGTCGAAGCTCCCGCTGCCGATCGTGACCGTGCCCATGGCGTCCTCCTAGGGGTCGGTGATGTCCGCCGAGATCACGAACTCGCCTTTGATGATCGTCCGGATCTCGCCGCTCGGTGACGCGGTCCGCTGGACGTCGAAGAAGTAGGTGGCCGGGGCCTGGGTGAGATCCACGACCGACGGCAGGAAGGTCACGATGCCCGTGGCGTCCGGCGTGTTGCTTTCGCTGAGCTGGAAAAGCTCGGCGCCCGAGGCGTCGGCGGCCTCGTTGACCGTGAGGAGGAAGGTGTCGTCCGTCAGGTCGATCGGTGAGCCGTCTTTCGTCAGCTCGAAGCCGAAGGTGAAGGCGTCTTTTCGAGTGATGCAGATGTCGAGCGGCTGCGGGAGGAGGTTGAGGGTGATCGGGACGATCGTGGTGGCCATGCTCAGCCCCTCCCAGTGATGTCGATCTCGGCCGGGAAGACGGTAGCCGTGATCTCGTCGTCCTGCGCTTTCACGTCGATCGCGCTGCTCGAGTCGACCGCCACCGCGATCACCTCCGCGCTCGAGGTGACGTCGATGGTGACGTCCTGGGGCGCGACGTCGACGTCGTTGGGCTGCACTGCCACGCCGATCTCCTCCGTGCTCGAGACTACCGTGATCCGGTCCTCGACCGAGCTGACGTCCACCTGGTCGCTCGAGATCGCGACCGCGATGTTGACGTCCTGGGCCACGGCTGTCAGCTCGTCCGTGGCCGAGGCGACGCCCACCAGGTCCTCCTGGGGCAGGACGCCCACCGCCACGTCCTGGGGCGCCACGTCGATCGGGCCCTCGATCACGCCGGGCGGCGCAGGATTCCAGTCCTGCGAGTGGAGAAAATTGAAGGCTAGGGCAGCGCTGGGCATGGCCTACCTCGCGAAGGGGATGATGCCAGGACCTCGGATCGGGTCGACCAGCCCGCCGGCTGCCGCGGACGCTTTTACCGCCACGGCCGCATGGGCGAAATCGCCCGAGGCGAAGGTCCAGTCCATGGAGACGCTCGAGGCCGCACCTGCCTCGGTGCTGATCTCGCCGAAGTTGCCGCCGCTGCTGGCCGCGTACTGGTTGGTCTGGCTGACGTCTTCGGCTGGGTCGTTGCCCGTGCGGCAGCCGTCGACAACGAAATCGGCGGCCGTGGTGGTGACGCTCACGCTGGTCGAGGTCGCGGTCCCGGTGTTGGTCTGGATCCCGGCGGTCGGAGTGGCCAGGTTGACGCCGTTGAATGAAACCGAGTTGACCTGGGCGTGACCCATCGCGGACAGCGTCCCGCTCACCGTCTGCGCCCCGGTCGCAGGCTCCGAGTCCGGCTCCCATAGCTCGATCTGCTGGGAGCCAGTCCCGACGCGAGAGCTGGCGATGAGGCTACAGCTCACGGCGCCGATCGAGACGGAGCTGGCGTTCGCTCCCGCGGTCATGACGACGATCACCGCGTGGCGATCCGCACCGCTGAGGGTGTGCGAGTAGCTGAACGAAGAGAGATTCCCGCTGTGGCCCGCACCCACCGCGTCGATCGTCACGGCCATCGGTTAGCCTCCTCCATCACAGCGGCGAAGGTGCTGTCCCTCGTCCAGAGCCCGAATTTCAGGGCCGGCAGGGCGGTCCGGAGCCAGCGCTCGAGGTCTGCCTGGTAGCCGGCGACCCAGTTTTCTCCGTTCCAGAAGTAGAAGTCGCCGGTGAGGACGTTGGGCGTCCCATCGCTGCGCTTCTCCACGACGGCCTGGACGCCATCGGTCGGCGCCTTCTCGGCTGGCCCGTCGTCGCTCGAGTAGGTCCGCCCGTCGGTGTAGAAGACCACCCACCGGACGGCTCGAGCCACTAGAACGTCAGCGAGAAAACGCGCAGCGCGAAGCCCTGGTCGATGCCGGCCGGTGGCGTGTCGTTGTCCTGGTAACGAGTGATGGAATTGAAGGCCGCGAATGCAGCGTCCATCTCGGCCACCTCCGTCTCCGACCTGCCCAGAGAAGTCGCTATGTCCGCGTTGGTCCGGCCATCGCGGAAACTCTGCCATTCGTCATAATGCCCTTGGCCTTCACGGATGCTTCGGAGAAGCTGCTGCGCTGGCTGGCCGATCTCATTTACCAGTTCGTCCCATGTCTTGTCGCCGTTGTAAGCCACCCTACTCCCCTCCCCCTCAAAGTGTTGAGACGTAATAGCTCACGAGGACCGTGATCTGGCCCCCGGTTGGGACCGAATTGGTGATCCTCAGCTCGGCACCATCGGCACCGATCGCGATGGCCGCGCCTCCATTCCCACGCACGACGCCAGAGCCGGCCGCGATCCCCGGATGAGATAGCGCGACACCGTCGACCGAGGCACCAGACGCCGGCTCCGTCGGCACCGCAGTCGCGCCGAAGCCGATCCGCACCTGGGGCGTCACCGATGTCGCCGCGCTGACCAGGACCTCGATCTCCGTGACCACGATCTGGGAGCCGCCCGCCACCGTGTCGATGATGGGGTCGTTGGTCTGCGCGGCCGTCGTCATATATTCGCGCGTGATGATGTTGGGATGGCCGCCGAGGGCCCATTGGATCCCCTGCGGTGTCGCGATGGCGCGGACGCGGTCGCTGTCTGCGCTTACTGTCGGCGGGTCGGCGTTGAATTCGACAGCGTTGAAGCCAATTCCGACCGGATCCCCGGCGTCGGGATCGTCATGGGCGACCGATCCCACCACCTGGCTCCGGCCGGCCACATCCAGCGCCAGGCTGCGTAGCGCACCGGCACCTATGCCAGCGATCAGTTGAGCACCGACCAAGCTGAAGGCAGCCTCAACGCGATCTCCCACCGCCACAGCGCTCTGCGTAACGCTTCCCGCCCGTCCGCCCAGCTTGATCGGGTTGCCCGAGTCCACCGCGTCGTGGGCCACGTCGCCCTGGATGTCGAGCGCGCCTCCCTGCTGCGCAGAGATGTCCACTTCGAGCTGGCCCGTGCTATTGACGCCGAGGTGGCGGACCGTACTGCCATCGACGCCGGCGATGAGCAGGCCGCCCTGGGTGGTGAAGTGGGCATTGACTCGGTCGTCGGTCGCGACCGCGGTGTCGAGAACGCTGCGCCCTCGTCCGCCCAGCTTGATCGGGTTGCCCGAGTCGATCGCGCTGTGAGCGATGTCGCCTGCGACTTGAGCGTTGAGGTTCGCGGCCGTCCCCTGGACAACCGTGGCGTTGAGGCTTGCCGCGGTGGCTTGGGCGACCGTCACGTCGGCTGACTGCTGCGCCGCGATGTCTACCTCAACTTGACCGGAGGCATTGACCGCGATGTTTCGGACATTGGTGCCATCGACGCCAGCAGACAGAGCGCCGCCGGTCGTCGAGAAAATTGCATCCGTGCGATCGTTTTGAGCGACCGCTGAATCCAGTATGGACCGCGCGCGACCTCCAACCTTCGACGGGTTGCCGCTGTCCGCCGCGTCGTGAGCTATATCGCCGGCGATGCCGGCGGACAGCTCGACGGAGAGAGCACCGGCGGCACTGATGATCGCCGAGTCCGTGCCGTCCGTGAGCTTCGCGAAGAGCATCCGGTTGGAGTCCATGCGCGGGGCACCGACACTGCCGTCGGTGATCGTGGGAGGCGTCGCGTCGAAGATCGCGCCCATCGGGGTGACGGCCGTGGACCCGCCTGTGAAGGCAGCGTTGTCGGTCTGGCTCGTCCCGCCGCTCCCACCACCCGCGACGATGTTGACGCGGATCGCGTCGTTGGTGCTGTCGCCTGGCTTCACCAGAGCGTCGGCTGTGGTGGTGATCGCCATCGGGACTGGATCGGCGGGCTCCGCGGTGATCCGCGCCTGCCCTTGCAGGTCGTAAGACGCCCGGACTCGGTCTGATTCCGTGACCGCCGCCAGGAGAGCGGCCGAGGCATGACCACCAACTTGCAGCACTCCAGAGCTAGCGTCGTTGGGGCCGCTATGAGGGACCGAGCCTTCGACGATCAGCCTACCGTTCCCCGTGCACTGAAGATTTCGCGGGATCGACGTGTCGATCCCCGCGATGACGAGACCTCCTCGCGTACTGAATAGCGCCTCGACCCGATCGTTGTCGGCTACCGCCGCCTGCTCGACTGTACCGGCGCGTCCCCCGATCTTAATCGGGGTTGAGAAGGCGCCCTCGACGGCGTCGTGGTTCTGGTCGCCGCGAATCGTTAGGCCGAAGAGCCCGCCAGTCACTTGCATGGCCGCGCCGAGCATGGTCAGGTTCCGGACGGTCGCGCCGTCCATGGCCGCTAGCAGGAGGCCGCCCGTCGTCGACATGATCGCGTCATGGCGGTCGTCCTCCGCGACGGCGGTGTCCAGGGTCGTCCTGACGCGGCCGCCCATTTTCATCGGGTTTCCGGAGTCGGGAGCGTCGTGGGCGACGTTGCCGGTGCGCTCCCCGACGCCCTTCTGAATGTCAGCCATGCCTTACCTCGCAGCCGATCTCAGCCCAGCGATCAGTCCTCGAAATAGAAAACCGCGTGAAAGTCGGCCGCCTGGTTGTCGTCGAGGTTGGTGACCTTCAGCCGGAACGCATCCAGGCCGGCGGTGGCGCCGAGCTGGATGTAGTCGGGATGGGGTGGCACCCATTGGACGCTCTTGTGGGGCGAGCCCCCGGTCACGCCCAGCCTGCTCGACTCGATCGCATTGTCCACCGTGAAGACCTCGCCTTTCCAGGAGACGCTGGCGAAGATGTCGATCTTGACCAGCCGCTTGTTTGCCGCTTCTGCGGTGTCGATGTCCGTGGGCGTTGCGACCGCGACCAACGCGCTGGTCTGGGTGTCGATGACCGGGTTGGTGGGCGCAGGCGCACCACCGCCACCGCTCAGGACGTCGACCTGGAGGTTGCCTGCCGAGTCGACCGCTATGGCCTGGTAATTGGATCCGTCGGTCCCGAATTGAAGGAAGCCACCCGTGGCTGCGTTGACGACCTGGTTGTCGATGAGCCCGTCCACGCGGGTCCAGTCGGTGTTGACCCGATCGAACGCCATGAGGTGCGAGCCGACCGCCGGCGCTGTCGGATTGGCCAGGCTGTCGGTCAACGCGGCCGCGTCCGGCAGCTCGGTGTCGACCGTAACCGTGCCGGCGACCGTCACCTCATTATTGGCTCCGAGGTTGACGAGGACGCCGTCGGTGGCGTCGCCCAGCATCCGGTCCCAGGTGGCACCGTCGAAGACCATGCCGAACGCGGCAGCGCCGCCAACCGTCGGGTTGGATGCGTTGTCGGCCAGGGCTGCCGGGTCGCTGAAGACCGGGAGCGAACCTCCCGAAGCGGCGCCCCGCAGCGTGAAGCCCGTCACCAGCTCGGTCCCGCCTCCAGTGTCCAGATCGAACGGGACGAAATAGCTCGCTACGTCAGCCATCTATTCACCCTCCTCCGCGCTGGCCGCAGCCAGCTCGCTTTCCTTTTGGATGATCCTCTCATTGATCGCGTCGATCGACTCTCGTAGGCGTTCGATGTTTACCTCGGCCTCGAGGATGTCGATCTCGAATTTATCCCGGGAGACGCGCATGGCGTTGCACTCGTGCTCCGAGCGCCGCTTCCGGATGAGCGCCTGGCGCGCATCGGCAGGGCGACGGCCGCGAGTGAGATCAGCCACTCGCCTCCTCCTCCGCTTCGCCGGTATCGGCCGGGACCTCGCGCACCGGCGGCGGGACCGATCGGATCTGGCCGGTCTGGATGTCGACCTCGAACTCACCCGCCAGGCCGTAGTGGGCGAGCAGCTTCTCGACCCAGGCCTCATAGCTCTCGCTCACCATCTGGAGGTTGAGCTTGGCCTGGTCGACCGTGCCGCGCCGTTGAAGAAAGGTCTTCAAATCCGCCTTCGCGAGCAGCTTGATCTCGACCTCGGCCGCCTCGCCCATCGGTGCTTCCATGCTTTAGACCTCGTCCCACTCGATCGTGGTGTGGACGTCGGCGGCCTCGGCCGCCTGGGTCCCCAGGTTGGTGACGGTCACCCTGAAATTCTCGTCGACGCCGGCGCCGGCGAGCGTAATCCCCTCTTTACTGATCGGAGCGTAGCTATCACTAGGCTGCCCCCCCGTGAGGCCGCCCGTGAAGAGGACCCGCTTGACCACCTCAACGGCTCCGTCGCGGGTTTTGATCTCCCATTTGCAGGGAACGGTGGAGCCCACGCTGACCCTCATGAGCTTCCCGATGGTCCCTGCTGCGATCGTCGCCGCATCCAGGTCGACGCTCGCGCCTGGCGCTAGAGCGTTCGAGGTGGCGTAGTCCACGGAGAGCGAGACCGGCGGCGCGTCCCGGATCACCAGGGCATAGTCGCTGCCGCCTGGATCGGTGTTGTCGACCCTGGCGATCTCGAGCGCGCCAGCTCCCGCAAGCTGGTTGCGTTCGCGCTGGACCGTGATGGCGGAGACCGTCAGCTCCTCGGTATCCAGCGCCTTCCCCGGACCGTCTACCGGGAGCCGGACGATCTGGTCGGCCACTAGACCGGCTCATCATCGTCGTCGTCGATTGGATCGTCGGGATCCGGAGGCTCGGGAGGCTCGGGCGGCACCGGCGGCGGCGTGGGCCGCTCGAGCAGTGAGTCGAGCGCCATGGCGTCGACGTCCTGCTCGGGGACGCCGAGCATGGCGCGGACGACGTTGATGGCCGGGTCGTCGGGCGGCATCACAGCGCCGGCGTCGGAGAGATCGCGGAGCCCGCGCGTGATCTGGTCGACGTCGCGGTGGTGGACGTCGGACGGCCGGAGCGTTGGCTCGAGGGCCTCGTCGATCCCGTTGAGCCGCATGACCACCGGCACCAGGTCGTGCTCGTAGGCCTCGGCCACCTCGCCGAGCGCCGAGTTGACCATGAGCGCGAACTGTTCGGCGAAGCTCTTTCCCAGGGCGAGCGAGCCAGAGCCGTCGCCGCCCAGCAGCAGGCCCTGGACGCCCAGGACGATCGCCATGTCGCGCGTGATCCGCTCGATCGCTGCGGCGACCGCAGTAGCGCTGGTCGGGCTGCCCTGGAGGAGCTTGACGTCCCACTCGAGCGTCGCGCTGGGCGCCTCGTTGTCGCCGGTGCCGCGGTAGGGCTGCGAGTCCAGTGCCAGGCCCAGCTCCGGGCTCTTGATGTGCTTCCGAATGAAATCCTCCATCGGCTGGAGAATCTGCTGCTTCTGCGCGTCGTCGATGTCGCCATTGGCGACCATCTCGCGGAGCTTCCCGTAGGGCGCGCGGCCGATCGGGATGCCCTTGAGATCGGTCTCGAAGCCGAAGGCCTCGAGGAGCTGGTAGCGCTGGAGGCGCTGGTTGCTCTCCACCAGGTGGCGGAAGAGGCCCAGGCCTTCGGGCGAGTCGCTGAGCGCGTCGTCGACGATGTGGACGACCTTGGCGCGCGGCAGGAAGACCTCCTGCTGGGTCTTCGGGTTGAGCTGGGTGAGCCCTTCGACGTTGCCGGCGTCGTCGAGCGCCCACCTCTCGATCGTGGCCTGGGGGCGGGGTGCGACGTCGAGCAGACCGATCGAGCCGTCCTGGCGGCGCTTGGCCGTCCACTCCTGGATCGAGAAGCCGTAGAAACGGTACATGCCCGATCGGCGGACGATGCGGCTCCAGGGCCGCTGCATATCGTGGAGGATGTCGTCGACCAGGTCGGCCGCTTCCTGCGCCCTGGCCGCGTCGACCTCGTTGTCGGTGTCCGCCGGGGCGACCGTCCAGGTGCTCTGGGCCATGAGATTCAGGAAGCCGCGCGTGCCCGCCGCGACGATGGCGACGTTGGCGAGCAGGTTTCCGAAGGTCTGGTAGCGCTGCTTTCCGCGCACCTCGCTCTGGCGCTCGGTGCTCTCGAGGTATCCGCCCGTCTCGAAGGCGCCCGAGGTGCCGGCCTCGGTGGTGGGCGGGACGCGACGCTGGAGACGGTTGCCGCCGCCGAAGAAGCCGCTGAAGAGACGGCCGACTGCCATGGGCCTCGCCCCCTATCGGATCACCTTGGGCCCCTCGCTGGCCGGGGACCGCTTGGCGTGTCTTAGCGCCCTGGCGTAGGCGCGCGCGGCGGCGTCGATCTGGTCTTTATAGTCTCCACGCGGGAAGTTTACAGCCTCCGCGACGAAAGCGTCATTCCAGGCTGCGCGCACCAGGTAGACGTTGCCCAGCTCGGTCTGGCTGGCCAGCGGCTGCGCCCGGTCCTCTTTCGATCCCGACTCGGTTGAGCTGAAGAGCTGGAAGCCTCCGAGCTTCCCGGCCAGAAAGCCCTTCTGCCACTTGCCGGCCTGGGCCGGGTCCTGGGGGTAGTCGATCTGGCAGCCGCGGCCGTCGGCCTCGGCCATGGCTTGCATCCAGAGGACCACCGCGCCGGCCTCCTCCCGGATCCGGTCGACGTCGAGGATGAAGACGCGGTCCTCGCGAAGCTCCACCGCGATCTTCGCGGCCGCGGACCATGAGCTGGTGGACGTCTTCGATCCGGCCAGGTCATAGCCGCGTGCCGGCCGGAGCCCCTTGGGCAGGTCGCCGGCGTCGATGAAGTGGAAGTCCTCGCGCTTAAACATCGTCCCGCCTCGAGGCTGCGGCCGCTGCTGGAGCTGGCCGGCGACGGCCGCGTGGCCGCCTCGGCTCATGAGCGGCCGCTTGAGGTCGGCCTCGATCTCCGCGGCCGGGAAGCGCTCCGGGTCGAGCAGCTCGCCCTCCCGGGTGCGTCGGTCCTGGGGCGTGAGGAGCCTGACCGGGCCCTCGATCGCGACCAGGCCCTCGGGCTTCTTCCCCGCCGGGATCCAGCGCGGGACCGACTCCTCCTCGAGCTTGACCAGGCGGACCTTCCTGGGCCTGACGCCCTGCCGGCGGATCGGCGTGTAGCAGGGGTTGGCCTTCTCATACTCCATCGGCAGGCAGAGCCACTCATAGCCCAGCTCACTCTTCAGGATGTGGCCGGTGCAGTCGTTGACGCCACAGCGCTGCTGGATCAGGACGATCGCGCTGGTGCGGATGTCGGTCAGGCGTGACGGGACGACCTCGGAGAGCCACAGCAGGGTCGAGTCCG